TACACAGTGGGTTGAAGGATCCCAATAAAACCTTCATTACACACAACTCATAACACACAAGGAGTAAAACATGAGTAACTTGACCCCGTTCGAGATTCGCCTTGAACTATTAAAAATGGCGAAAGACATGCTTAACGATGACTACTACGGTAAGCGTGAAGTTATTAGCAATAGTTGGCATGCCCAATTAGAAGTTGCTAAAATCAATGGTGGTGTGCTACCTGAACATCCAGGATTTCCAGCATATCCATCAGAAGCAGATATCATTGCAAAGGCTCAGGTCTTAAATGGTTTTGTTTCAAATATTCCCACCAATTTAGAAAAGACTAGCAAAAAGTCCACCTGATAGGGATCAGACAGAGGGATATTGCATTCCTCTGTCTCTAACTGAAATAAGGAGATAATTATGCGTATACGATTATACACACTATTAGTATTATTTTTAATTAGCAGTTTTATATTTGTGAGTGCTTCATTTTCAACTGACAGAATTATTGATGTTCGTTATGAACAACTAACCAAAGATGCCAAGAAACAAATTGATTGTTTGGCAGACAACATTTACCATGAAGCTGGTTATGAGCCAGATCAAGGTAAGGTCGCAGTTGCTCTCGTGACTATGAACCGAGTGCAAGACCCAAGATACCCAAAAGATATTTGCTCTGTAGTGAAACAAAAGGTAAACTATACATGTCAGTTTACTTGGTTTTGCCAAGACAAATACACCAATAGACAAAAGACTGCATATGAAGAATCAAGAGATATTGCATTGCATGTCTATGCCAATTATGAAAAGATAAAAGACTTTACCAATGGTGCATTGTTCTACCATGCTGACTATGTTAATCCTCATTGGAGAGGACTAGAAAAAACTACAGTAATCGGCAGACATATTTTTTATAAAGAAAAGGCGAAATTATAATGATGAAGAAATTGAACATTCAACTTAATGATCAAGAGAGTTCACAACACTCGTTTTACTTGCTCATGGACGACATATCATTAACAACTGTGAAGCCTGTAGTTGAATGGATCTTTGAAGCAAACTTTGCAGAAGAAAGACCAGATTTATTAAATCTAATCATCTGTTCTCCAGGTGGTGATTTGAATGCAGCGTTTGCATTGATTGATACAATGAGAGGTTCAGCAATACCAATTCGTACTATTGGATTAGGACAGATTGCTTCTGCTGGACTTATGATTTTCATTGCTGGAGATAAAGGAAAGCGTATTCTTACACCAAACACTTCTATTCTGAGTCATCAATACTCATGGGGTGCGTTTGGTAAAGAACACGAATTATTTGCAACAGTAAAAGAGTTTGATTTAACCACTAAAAAAATGATACAGCATTATAAAAAGTGCAGTGGTCTTACGGATGCAAAAATCCGAGAGGTTCTTTTGCCACCACAGGACATTTGGTTAAGTCCGCTCGAATCTAAAAAGTTAGGATTATGCGATGATGTTAAAGAACTTAGTTAATACACTTAAACACTCAGGATTTTGGGCAGGGTTTGTTTTAAATCCTTACCACTGGGAATTTAAGTTTTCAAATACCAATGACATGGGTAAAACCATTGCATTGAATGTTGGTCCAGTCTGGTTTAGACTGGCTATTAGTAATGGTGCTCATTAAACTAAAGGAAATTATTATGAATGATCGTGTTTTTACCATCTCTGTTTTACTTGCGGTAGTAACCTTAATTGGTTCTATTACATATTATAAACATGCTGAGATGCAAGCAATCAAAAGTAATGTGGAGTCTGCGATCGTGAAGGGAATTGATCCAGTGGCAGTCCGTTGTGCATATGCGAGCGAGAGAGATGTCGTTTGTGTTGCATACGCTGCATCCCATCAACCAGCACTAAAACCGAGTAAGTAAGTACTTACTTACCAAACCAACCCTCTAGGACACATCGTTCTAGGGGGTTGTCTTTAATTCCAATTTAGCGTATAATAATCTTATTATATCGTTGAAATGGAGTCTTAAATTATGAGTTTACTTACAGTTGGAAACCCAAAGTTGTTGAAGGGTCAGAAGAAAGGTTACTTGTCTTCAGTCCTGCACCTAGCACCTGCAAATTTGTCAGGTAAAGAAGTATGTCCTAAGAGAACTGCTGGTTGCACTGCTGCATGTTTGAACACTGCTGGTCGTGGTGGCATCTTCAAGAAAGGTGAAACCACTAATGTGATTCAGCAAGCAAGAATTCGCAAAACAAAAGCATTCTTCGAAAGTCGTCAACAATTCCTCAATGAGTTAGTTGTTGAGATTATCAAGACAAAAACCAAAGCAGAAAAACAAGGACTCATTCCAGTCTTTCGTTTGAATGGTACTTCAGATCTTTCATGGGAGAAGTATGAAGTTACAAATGGTAAAAATATTTTCCAAATGTTCCCTGATGTGCAGTTCTATGACTACACCAAAGTAAACAATCGTAAAGTAAAACACATTCCTAACTATCACCTGACTTTCTCTAAAGCAGATGGTAATGATATGGATGTTCGTCTTGCATTATCAAATGGCATGAATGTTGCAGCTGTGTTTCACAAAGTGCCAGAAACATATCTTGGTCGTCCAGTTATCAATGGCGACGAGACAGATCTTCGCTTCTTGGATCCAAAGGGAGTTATCGTTGGTTTGAAAGCCAAAGGTAAAGCGAAGAAAGACACAACTGGATTTGTAGTATGAAAAATTTCAGACCAGTCGTTGTAGATTTTGAGATCATTCCTGAATATTTTGTATCTCCTGATGGTGATATATGGAGCACAAAAGGAAAAACACCCAGAAAGCTGAGACCAGGAAATACAAAAACACAAAACAATTATCCAAAGGTTGTTTTATGTTCAAATGGTGTTAGTAAAAGTTATTATGTGCATAGAATAGTTTGCACAGCATATCACAAATTCCCAAAACCCGAGAGTGTTACCAAAGAAGAATGGAATGCAACTCCAGAATCTGTAAAGAAACTCGTAGAATTAATGTATCAGGTTAATCATATTGATCATGACCATTATAATCACCACCCAAGTAATCTAGAGTGGGTGACTGTGAAAGAAAATAATAAAAAGTATCAAGACCACTCAAAAACATCTTGACATGCAACTTTAATTGGAGTATAATTATATTATGTTCGTATATGTAAAAACATCTAGTTCTAAAAAGAAGAAAAAGCCAACTGCAAAACAGAAACAGTTGAGAGCATCATGGGAAGCCATGTTAAAGAAGTATGAAACAAAGACGACTGTTCGTAAAGACCAGCCACTCAGTTCTACATACTCACTTGGAAAACCTGCTTGTCGGGAGACACCTAAGATTCCAAGTCTTCCATTTACTGGTGCACCTTGTTACAAGAAACCCAACCCTGTTTATACTGGCTCTGCCATTAAGGGTATTGGCACGATGCACAAATCAAACGCTGTTCCAGTATTCTCTGATGAACAGGCTGTCGAAATTGCAACAATGAGGAGAGGATGATGTCTGAATTTTGTGTAAAGTGCTGTGAAAAAGAAGCAGAGATAGATGTGCTTAGAAACAAGTTGTATGAAGCACTGCAACAAAACGAAAAACTTAGAAATGAAAACGATGCCCTTATTATGGATGTTGCATTCTATGGTGGTACAATGATTAACTTGTCTTGCAATAACAAATAAGGTATAATATATTATGACGCTGACTGAAAAACGACACGAACTTCTTGTTAAAAAAATGAAGTTAGATAAATTCTTTTCTTTGTATCTGGAAAAGTTTGAACGAAAGATGGATCCAGATAAAACTGATACACCCATTTGGAAATTATACAGGACTAAATTAAAAGAATATGGAGCACTCAATCAAGAAATTAAAAACACTGAGTATTGGATCTCTAAGGAACGAAATGTTTAAAACAGCCAATGAGTTTTCTCTATACATCGAGCAAATTGTTCGAGATAAAAAGATGACTTATATGGATGCCGTGCTCGAGTATTGTAAAGAGAATTATCTTGAGCCAGAGGATGTTTCTAAACTTATTAACAAGTCACTCAAAGATAAAATCGAAATGAACTTTCGAGAATTAAACTACTTACCTAAACAAGCACAACTAGATGTCTGAAAATAAACTAACCATTATTGCACTCATAGTATTCATGATGTGTCAATTTGGTTTCTTTTGGTACACAAAAGATTCTTTCAAAGGACTGTCCGTGAGATATGATTGTAGTATATCTGAAATTTCTCCAGACTTTCCAATACAAGTGAAAGAAGAATGCAGAAAACTTAGAGCAAAATATAGCGATGGACGGATATAAAGCATACCGTTATTACCTAGCAATTAAACTTCACTTTACCACTGACAAATTTGATGTTTTCCAAAACAGAGGAAATGTTAAAGGTACTCGTGAAGCATTTAACGCTAGGAATGACAGATACATATTTGAGAAGTTAGCACAGAAGCATTCTGACGATAAAGAGATTATCCAGTTCTTTGTTTCCAATTTTGCATATGGAAATGATACTGCAATCTATGCTGGTCAGGAAGCAGAAGATAACTTTATGCAATGGAACAAACGAAAGCAAAGTATCACAAAGATCTTTGTAGACGATTTGGCAACACTACTCACACACATAGAAACAAACCGATTAAAACACTCTGCAATATTTGAGTTTACCGAAAACGAATATCCTGTAGCATTAAAGATGTTTGTTGGTGGTAAAATTTCAATAGAAACTTTGAGAATCATAGATGACTTCACAGACATCCTTGAAAAATGGAATCAGAATCTATCTGTAAAATACATCTGGGATAATGAGATGCGTAGAATTAAAAAGTTGACTGGATTCGTAAAATACGATAAGATTAAGATAGAGAAAATCTTTAGTGCCTTCAAAGAAGAACTTGCAGAATAAATCATGGGTAAGACTTATAAGAAACAACCTCATCGTTACGATGATGAGAATGCCAGTGGGCGAT